GAAGTTACAAGCGTTCCAAGATCAGCCATGTCTTTTCCCCTTCTTGCGATGTATTCTATTATGTCTCTTTGCTAATTCCAACAGAATGGCCTTCTGTGTCTCTACCGATTGTACCTTCTGCACGCTTCTCCTCGTACTGTTCCAATCCGGTATGAAATCACTGGGAGTAGCTTGTTTCGGATGTGCCCCTTTCTTTGAATATATAGCAAGTGCCAAATTGTACATCACGGAACACACCTTTGCCCAACCATAATCATCCCTATACTTTCCAATAGGATCAATACTATCATACGCCATCCATTCACCAACCTGCTCCGATGTCAACTCATCCAACAGATAATCCGGATGAGGATAACCTAATTCTCGACAGAGTCGGAAGTAGAATTGGCGTTCTGGACGGCTTCGGAGTTTTTTGTCAGATTCTTCTTATCCTCCTCCGAAATTCTATTCAGCTCCTGCGCCTTGTTTACAATCAACTCCAACCGTGCTGCACTCATATTCTGGGATAGGATAGAAACATCTTCCGGTCTCAGAAGATTGCTTCCTTCCTCATCACAAACTGTATGAACTGCCAATTTTGCACGGAAATCATCAAGAGAGCGTTTGAATTCTGATTGTCCTCTATCATCTATCACTTCCTTCAGCAAACTCTGTTCAAATCGATCCCGCTCACGCCCGGTCATTTGACGGACGAATACGAATTCACCCTTTCCAAGATCGACTTTCTCCTTCTTCAACTTCTCTTTCTTCAATAAACCTTCCCTTGTCAATACCTTCATTTTACTATCCTCCTATCTATGTTAGCTTATGCTGGCGATCCAGAATAACTACCCGAGTTGACCGTGATTGCGCCTGAAATCTTAATAGTCACTTCTAATGTTATAGGCGTATCCGGAATCGTCAACGGAAAGCCCGTGACCAACCCCTCAAACTCAATCGAAGTCTCATCATCATCCGGGAGAACAATCTCATAGTTTTGAAGATCATCCGACTCAAAATCAGAGAGTATGGTATCATACCCTGCCCGATCAAAAAGCATTGAAAGAGTAATCTCTCCTGCATCTCTGAGTCCAGTAATGAATGTTCTGTAACCCCCCGTGGTGTCAAATGCTGTGGTATCATGTACATCTCGTGACGCCGAAGGCCCCCCGATGTTAGTGATTCCCGCTATTGTTTCCCACGTACTGTTAGTAGTATTCCATCTACGAAATACTGTCCCAGTTCCTACAACTCCCTCTACTGCTGTCATAACTATTTACCTCCTATCTTGTTTATATTGTTATCTTCGATGTACTGAAAACGTTGCCACGAATCTCGCACGATCATTTTCATCTCTATCAAGTAGGGCAGGTTCATCTACCCCCTTGATAAGCAAATACTCTGTACCACCTTCTGATTCTCCATTGATACCATGTAAATACTCCTGGATATCATGTATCAATTCCCATCCCGTTAAGTAACTATTATTCCTAACTCGTACCTGGACAGATGGTTGATAATAAGCAATTCCTCCTTTTCCTGTCAAAGTTAGTAACGGAGCATCCCCTGGAATATCAAAAACCGTTACACAGTTATCTGGAGATGCTGGCTCTTTCCCAACAAATAGATTAGTAGCAAATGTCAATCCGAGACTGGAATCTGCTTCTAACAATGAGCATATGTCTTTGGATGCTGGATTCACTTCTTCACCTTCGTACTTTCTTTGATTGCTTCCAAAATCCTTTCTTTATTCCTTTTTATTGACGCCACAAAGAAACCGGCACCTGCACCTGGGCGTTGAAAATGCGCACCATATTTCTCATGCACCGCCAATGCATAATTCGCGGAGAAACCCAAACACAAGACAGGTGTCTTTCCTTGATACATTGGAGAAGTGAACCAACTCTGCCTCAGATTTCCAGTATCCACAGGAATCAGAGGAGGTGTTCTATCCATATCATACCTGACTATCCTCGCACCCTCAAGATATCCTTTCATGCAGCGTCCTTCAATCCCCTTAATTTCTTTATTGAGATTCTTCATCACCTTACGAAGACTTTCTTTTTCTACTGTAGTGCTCATAGGTACGCCTTGCGAACGAACTCATCAGTCTTGAAAATCATCGGAATCTTATCAAACCGCATGATTTTCCGTGCCTCACCTACCAACTGAGGATTCGCCTTCTGTGCATCTGTTAAACCTGATAACGTTCCTAAATACAGATACCCTTCTTCATCTACATCTTGGTTAACTATGACCTCCGCTCGACTTGTATACTCCACTCCCTTAGAAGTAGTAATTACCTTCGTAGAATCTTCCCAACGAACAGCGATTTCAACTGGGGCGGAGTAGGTATACCCTCCGTATCCATCATTTGTAGGGGTTCCCCAGTATACCGCAGTCTGCACACTCAACTTTCTAAGAAATTTTTCTATTGGTTTCGCCATCTGCAAGCCGTTCTTTTTCTTGCCTTATATAATAAATATACCCCAATCAATTTGAATTGATTTTTGAATAAAAAATCCTTACTCAGCCTATGTTTTTTGAGAAAAATTCAGTAGCTTTTATCCTCTTTTAATCAAATGAAGTTATGGCAGTCAAAGATACTTTCTGCTTTGACATGGCGGCTGCCATTTTCCCAGTTGTATCCATTGCGAGGACCTGTTGCCCATACAAAGTAGCCTCCAACCCTTTCCCCGTCATACCCTGGTAAGTTACATTCGCGCCACTTGCTCCCGCCTTTTGTATCTGCTGTTCTCTTGTCGCAGCAATCAAATGCGCAGTAAGCCACCGCTCAATTTCCTTCTTATGTCCATCAGAAAGATCAGTATCATCCCCAAGCACCTCTGTCACCGTATGATTGGCCCCAAGAATGTAAGCATCTACAATAGTATCTGCGAGGTCAGTATCGATAATCTGTTTCACTTCCTCTGCTGTAACTCGCACTGTCATTACATATTCTCCTTATTCAACATTTCTAACGCCGCTTGGCGAACTTCTTCAGGTTTAATCATAGACATTGCTTTTTTGCAGTGCTCACAAGGATAATACCTACCACAAGGAGATTCTGGAAGATCAACATAGAAATTCCTCTGGTACGTATACCCAGTAATCTTCGGATCAGCAAATCCTCCAAATACCACCACGGCAGGAGTATTCATACTTGCCGCCATGTGATGTGTCCCACCATCGACTGTCATCACCAAGGAAGCATGTTTCACAATCCCAGCGGCGATTCGAAAACTCGGGGAATCTATTGCAGTTACCTCAGGGAGAATCTTCGTTTTTCCGTCCGGGTCAAATTGGTACACAGGAATTGGAAAATCCTTGACCACCTTCTCCCAACGTTCAAATCCCCAATCCTTATTTTGACTACCTGGTTTTCGAACAATAGGTTCTACAATTGCAAACGGAACCTCTGGAATCAGACATAACGCTTCAGCCTGTTCCTGTGCGGTCAAGCGAATATGACCTGCACGAGCACGATACTTCGTATTCCATACAATTGTCAATCCTGGATTACGGCTCCATCGCAAGATGTATGGACGAGCAGAGGGTCCATCAACAATATGTAATGGAGAATTGCTATCCACTGCGGGATGATTCTTCCATACTGGATGATTGCGTGGATTTCCACTTACCCCGCAGATGGCCACAGATTTTCCAAGGATAGAATAAACTACTTCCGCTCTCCCTAAGGCCATTATTTCATCACCATAGCTCATTACATTTTCCCCTAAATACGAATGTCCAGATATCTTCTCTACCTAATTCAATCTCATCATCTCGAATCTCAAGCAAAGTGAAACCCAACCCCTTCATCATGAAATCCATAAAAGAAGTTTGCGTAAAATAATAATAATGCTCATCTTTTCGAAGATGCTTCGACTGCAACAAATGAGGCAGATCCCTAAACAACGGAATTGAAACAAACAAAAACTGGTTTTTCATCTGACGCAATAAGTAACTAAAATTTTCTATATGCTCCAAACTATCAAAAAAGGTAATCCCATCAAACATTTCAATGCCTTGTTCATATGGATCATACCAGAGTTTGTTTTTGATTAACCATTCTTTTGCAACTGGATTTATGTCATATCCAAAACCATTCTCATATGTTTGTAAGAAAGAACCACAACCTATTCCAATATCCAAAATTTTCCCTTGTGTATATTTACGCACCAACTCCTTTCTAAAGGTATTGATCCTCCGACCCATTTCAGTTTTTGCATATCTTTCATACTTATCGAAGTAATCTTGATTGTATTTCTTTCCATCATCCACTGGATAGTATCCTATATTCTTCTCCGGAAACCAATGTAATGTATCCCCTAAATACTCCCGCAAACTCGCATCCACATTCTTATCCTACTCTTTTGAAAAAGATACTACTTCCCTTGCAAAAGATTTGCTCAAACTTATTCTTATTCACTTCTTCATCTACCGCCTTCACAATTCCGGGGCACATTTTATTTTTGTAATCGTGGAATCCCAGAATACCGCCTACCGAAATTCGGTCTTCTAAGAATTTATAACCTAAAACAGTGGGTTTGTACAAATCCATATCCAACCAAGCAAAACAGAACCTCTTATCCTTCAATTGTGCTGGGAGCGTTTTTTCTATTAACCCCTGAACAGGAATCAAAACGCCATTCAATTTTTCTTTGGCGATTTCCAATCTGAATTGTTCCAAAGTTATATGAAACCATCCTCCTTTTTTTAAAGAACTTTCAATTCCCGTTCCCTCATCTGTGTATGGTAAACCTTGAAAAGTATCGCACGCGTAAACTCTCTTATTGAGTGACAAGTCATCTACCACACGTGCTAAGTGAAAAGAATTTTTCCCGGTTCCAACACCTAATTCAATCACATCACCCCTTACCTCCCTACTCATAATCATATGATAAATGCAATATCTATTGAATACTTGCATTGTAGATTGCATCAGAAAATTATAACTCATGTCTAATAACACCTTCTATAGTACTCGTCTGGAGATAATTCCAATTTATTCACCAATTGCTTGCTACCAAGTGGAATGGCATAATAATTACAAACAAAGTAGATATACCTTCTTCGAGTTTCCTTATCTATACAAAATGCCTTTAGTTTCTCATACAAGTTTTCCACCATTACTTTTTCTTTCATTTGATGCACCAATCTTGCATCGTTACAGAAATGATACCCCATCGTAGCAAATTTCTTTCCTTTGACAAGTCCTTCAAAAATAGTAGTGGAAGAAAAAGCTGTGAAATAATCAAACGCGTTGAAAAGAGAATCAATATGCTCATCCACTTCAATCACATTCGAGTAATCACGGATGAAACCTACATCTGCCTCTTTCCGTTTCGCAAAAAATGTTTTGTAATGAGGATGATCCTTATATATGAAAGTCACCTCTGGATTACTCCTAACCACTAAATCTACATATTCTTGAAACCCACTCACACCTGGAAACAAACTATGCTTCAGACTCATGTCAAAGACTGTCTGGCCAAACATGACAATATATTTCATTCCCTGTTTTAACTTGTATTTCTGATACAACTCTTCTTTCGATATAAACGGTTCTTGTGGAGTACGAGTATTTGAAGGATATCTTATCTTTTTGGAGCACTTAATCTTATCTATGTATCTAACAATTTCATTATCTGGTGTATATTGTAATCCTATTTTATCGAACAACAGTCGGTTATCAAAGAAAGCTTCTGTCCAGATATAGTTAATTCCATATTCCTGGCAAATCTTTTCCAGAAAATCAGAAGAAGAATGCAATTTTTGAGCGATAATGACGTTGCAAAAATTACGCCTTGTCAAGAATTCTACTTGTTGCTTATTATTATCAGGCCTCCAAATAAACAAATCCTGAAATATCCCTCTGTTATTATCATATTCCTCTGTGTTTCTTTCGATATCCATGATTGAAACAGTGTACTTCTTCGCTATATATTTGTTTGTTGCAATCCGTGTATAAAAATCCCGCTGTTTACCTCCCAAACGGACAATTAATAAGTTCTCCTTTCTGTTTCTTAATTTCTCAAATCCTGTAATTATCCTATCTTCTTCAATATTTTTATTACAATCATGCTCATATTTCAAACAATTACAAAATGGGACAGGAGCAACGTAGGCATAATTACTTAAATCCATACGCCGATTAGTGTAATTTTCAGGTTTATGATATCCACCGAAAATAAAGAAGGCCTTTTTACGCAATGCTATACAAAGGGGAATAAAAAAAGAAGGCCATGCTATCACCATATTCGATAGATACACTAATCCAACAGTAGTCCATATATCTACTGTATCTAACTTCAAATCAATTCCTTTCAATTCACCATAGTAATCATCAACCCCTGGAAATGTATCCGCTACCGAAATAAAACAATAATCATTCTTGTATCTATCTATCAACAATTGAATATATTCTGTTTTGGGCAGTCTTGTTTCCACCTTCCATTCTTCTCTCAAAGTAGGATATTTGATGATACAAACCGGCCTTGTAGATTTAACAGTGCCCAAAATCGACTGGGCACTCCTAATCCATTTTGGGTCAACAGGTAAATCATAATCAATCTTAGTGTTCTTCTCACCCAGCATTGTGTAATTCAACGCATCAAGAATATTCAATCCTTTCCCATAATTGAATTTAGGTTTTTCAACTTGCGAGGGAGGAGTCACCCAAATTCGCCGCGGCTGTTTCATCAAATTCTTCATTTGTAGTCTTAGACGAGTCCTCGGCTTCACAAAGAAAAGATTTTTTGGTTTCTCATAGTATAATTCAGGGAACGCCGTTGACAAATACACCTTATCATATCTTTTTGTGGCCTCCATCACAAAAGGACGCATGTTTATCTGGTCCCCAAAACCGAAGTAATTATTATACCAGATTTCCTTCTTCTGCTTCGTCTTGCGGCGTGGAACACGAGTAACTGGAACAATCTGCTTCTGAAATGCCTTCGGCAACTCCTCTTCTGTAGCATAAAAGATTTGACCTGCCTTTATGATTTGTCCTCTCCAACGTAAACTTCCACCACCAATTTTCTTCCATCTACACATCTTTGCATCGACAGTGGAAGATTTCATGTTAATTCTCCTCCAAGCGTTATTCTCTTGATGTCATCTTCACTGTACTCCACATACATCTCCTCAATCATCCCTGAATCTTCATATACTCTGAATTCATGTAGTTGCCCTGGACGTACGGTGAAACATTGTCCCTCTGTTAGTATTGTTTGCCTGCGCTCTCCATTCAACTCCTCTGTTACAATTCCTACTTTTCCCCATAACAAAACAAACAAATTATACTTAGCTACATGAGAATGCCAACTACACCTGTAATTCGCCAGTAATTTCAAGAAGGAAGTACAATGAGTAGAATCTTGACGAATTATCCATCTCTCCCCCCATACTTTGTTTTGCCTATCCATTTTCCAACGTCTCCCTCAATCCAATCTTCGGAAAACAATCTATCTTACTGATAGGACTGAGATTGTATATTTCTATTCCCAACTCTTCCGCATCCCTCGCTATCGCTGGAAATCCTTTCAAATGCTTCTCAAATGGAGGGGAACGCTTTGCCCTCTGTCCCGGGGGCATATGTGAACCGTGCCAGTGACTATGAGACTTTTCATCATCCATAGTCATGTCAAACCCTAACAGATTTATTCTCCGTACCCCTAAATGGTACGCCAAACTGATGGCGGCTGCGCCTGAATTCGCATTCCAAGAAACCTTTGAAGGATCAGAGGATATCCCTTCCCTTCTTTTCTTATCGCGCTCAAGAAATTTAATACCTTCCATTTTGTTACGTGGACGATTTGCAAATTTCTGATCACAACATACTTTCAATCCTGGCCATTCTGCTAACTTTACCCGGTGTTTCAAATACCAATGACTATCACCGAAGAATAGAATATCAACCCACGTTCCAAGTTGATATGCATTGTTAATTCCTATCACATGCCGATTATGGAGAGGTCTCATGTAATCAGAATACGCCGAAGGGGAAAGCCTTCCCGTGTATACTTTCTGTATCACCTCTGAAGGA